TTATACGGTTGTAATGATTTCCATATCATTCAGGAATCGGAAAACCAGGCGCCCATCAGCGTGGACGGTCACGGTATCCACCGTGGAATACCAGAGCCGATTGCGGAACTCTGTGATGGAACCGTCCTGCTCATGCAGTTCAAACATAAACCCACCGATCAGATCCGCTTTCTGCTGCCGTTGGGCCTTCTTATCCTGGAGGGCTTCAATCCGGGCCTTGGTAGTGTCATATCGATCCACCAGATTGTTGTACCGGGCGAGGTAGCTTGCCTGATCCTGTGCATTCCGGCTGTTTTCCTCAATGCAACGCTCCGTTAGTTCGGTCACTACCGCAATCTCTGCCAGCAGGGAGTCAATTTCCGCTTCGATGGCGGTGCAGTCTGTTAAGCAGGACTGGATGGTTCGGCAGTCTGCGAGGATGCGATCTTTATTACCGACCAGAATGTTGAAAGCATCCAGGAACCGGCACTTGATCGTATCTTCATCCAACGTGGGAGTGCTGCACCGCTTTCCGTTGCCGTATTTATGATTGCACCGCCAAATTACCCGGCGGTAAGCATCGGTGGAGTGCCATACTTTGGGGCCGTAGAAGTCACCACAGTCGCCGCAAATCACACGGGAGGAAAGGACGCTGTTTCCGCTGTACTTTCTGCCCAGGGCTTTTCGCCGCTTAAATTCTGTCTGCACCATTTCCCATTCTCGTGGATCGATAATGGCAGGATGGCTGTTTTCCACATAATACTGAGGAACTTCACCCTCGTTCTTTTTCTGCTTTTTGGTCAGAAAATCTACCGTGAAGGCTTTCTGGAGCAATGCGTCGCCCTTATATTTTTCGTTGGTAAGAATGCTCTCCACCGTTGTGGCACTCCATTTGGGTTTCCCGGAGGGGCTGGGAATGCCTTCCTCTGTGAGTGCTTTGGCAATGGCAGATATTGTTTTTCCGCTGATAAACATGGCATAAATTTGCTTCACAACAGCAGCCTGCTCCGGCTCAATTTCCGGCAATCCATTCTCACCCTTCCGGTAGCCAAGGAAATGCTTGTAAGGGAGGCTGACCTTTCCGTCAGCAAACCGTTTCCGCTGACCCCATGTGACGTTCTCTGAGATGGATCGGCTTTCTTCTTGTGCCAGGGAGGACATGATGGTAATGAGCAATTCACCCTTGCTGTCAAAGGTGTAGATGTTTTCCTTCTCGAAGAAAACCTCCGTGCCATGCTCCTTCAGCTTACGGACGGTGGTAAGGCTGTCCACGGTATTTCTCGCAAACCGGGACACGCTCTTGGTCACAATCAGGTCTATCCTTCCGGCAAGGGCATCGGCGACCATTTCATTAAAACCATCCCGGTGCTTGGTGTTGGTGCCGGAGATGCCTTCATCGGTGTAGACCCTTACGAACTGCCATTCAGGACGGCTCTTGATGTACTGGGTGTAATAATCAATCTGTGCCTCGTAACTGGTGAACTGCTCATCGCTGTCGGTGGAAACACGTGCGTAGGCTGCTACCCGGCGCTTGCTGACCGTGGTGGTGGACATCCTCGTCAAGGGATTTATGGTGGCGGGAATGACGGTGACCGCTTTTGCTGCTCTGCTCATTTCACTTCCTCCTTCGTGTGGGTTTTCTTTAGGAACTTTCCAGCTGCATCCCGTTCACAGCATTCATGCTGTAAAGCGGTCTGCCGTGCGGCTTCTTTCTTCTCTGCCGTCCAGCTTTCTCTCCGGGAGCGATCCTGCCATGTGGTGGTAACCGTGTGACCGTCATAAAAAATGTAGGTCAAGCTGTTGCCGGTCCCCACCAGGATTTGCTTCACCCGCTTCAAAAATAAAGCCTCATCAAAGGTGTCGCTACCCAGGACTTGTGCCGTGGTAGCCATAAGGGTGTCCTCCGGGATGGCTTTTGAACTGGGGCAGAATTGTTTCCCTTTGGTATTGAAGGTGCTACAGATCCAAATGGGTCCCCGGCGGGCAACCTTCCGGCGGTAGTTTTTGCCGCAACCCTGGCAGACCAGCTTGCCCCGGAAAGGGTATATGATTGTGGGATCAGCGGTATGCCCGTAGTGTTCCGCACGCTCCCGAAGTGTTTCTTGTACCGCTTGAAAGTCGGCTGTGGGAATAATGGCATCGTGGGTCCCCTCTGCATGATACATGGGAAGCTGACCAGTATTCACGCGCTTCTTTTTACCAACGGGATCTTCCACATACGAGGTCTGTAGCAAAAGGTTTCCGGTGTACGCATAATTGCGTAGTAGCTTCCGTACCGACTGCTGACACCATAGATTTCCTTTCCGGGTCCGTATGCCTGCCTCATTGAGGGTCTTGGCAATTTTGTAAACGCCCATGCCCTGCAGGCAGCAGTCGAAGATGAGCCGGACAATTTCCGCTTCGTTTTCCTGCGGTACATAAACCCCGTTTTCAATCCGATAACCGAGGACTGTACCGTTCCAGGGAAGCCCTTCTTTGAAGTTGGATCGGATGCGCCACTTCTGATTTTCGCTTGCAGAAATGCTTTCTTCCTGTGCGTAGGATGCCAGGATGGTCAGCATCAGTTCACCGTCGCCGCTGATGGAGTGGATGTTCTGCTCTTCAAAATAAACATCCACCCCCAAACTTTTCAGTTCCCGAATGGTTTCCAGCAGGGTCAGAGTATTGCGGGCAAAGCGGGAAATGGACTTGGTAATCACCATGTCTATCTTCCCGGCTCGGCACTCTGCCAGCAGCCGCTGAAAATTATCTCGACTGTCCTTGGTCCCGGTGATGGCCTCGTCAGCATACACGCCACAGTAAAGCCAGCCCTTGTGGTTTTGGATCATTTCGCTGTAGTAACTGACCTGGGCGGATAAGGAATGCAGCATGGCATCTTTGCCGCTAGACACTCTTGCGTAGGCGGCTACACGCTTTGCTTTGGGCTGTGCAGGAATGGGAAAGTTGGTTCTTTTTATGATTCTTTCCATGGAATTTCCTCCTTGTAGTGTGACATATTACCTCTAAATTGCGGTAATATCCACTTAATTCGGAACTTCCTGGGCAAATATAGTACCCAAAGATATGCCGTACCGTTTGGTCATGATTGTATCAATTTTACGGTACTCTTTCTGATCGATGATCCCCTGGGTGAGCATACTGTTGACTACAGCCATAGTAGCCTGGTAGCACATCAGGTTGTTTCTGTACTCATCCATTGTTCATTACCTCCCGGCGGTTATATTCGTAGTAGCATTCACGGCAGCAGAAGATCCGATCCCGACCATAGGACTGGAATTCTTTTCCGCAGTTCCGGCAGACGCAGCCGTGAAAGGTTTTTCGGTTGACACGATCCCGGTGGGCATTCCACCATTTTATCCGGCATCTATCCGAGCAGAACTTCTTCTGTTTTCTGTGGGGTGTTTGGGCTACCAGAGTTCCGCATTGTAGGCAAGCAACCGTAACTACCGGATGCCGACGGCAGTAGGATTTGACACCGTTGATAGGTAACCCCAAGACAGTTGCGATTTTCTTATAACCAAAACCGGCGTGCTGGAGTTCTTCGATTTGCCTGCGCTCGTAGTCTGTCATGGGTATACCTCCTTAAAATGTCACCCATAGTGGATAAAAAAGAATCCCCCGGAGCGTTGAAGCACAAGCACTCCGAGGGGTTTGGGTTAGTTGGGGATCTTCAGCTTCCAACCCACATAAATGGTGTTGGAGGTCAGATTGTTCAGTTCCTTGATTTCGGTGTACCGGGAGCCATTGCCCAGTTCAGCCTTGGCGATCTCCCACAGGGTGTCGCCGCGCTTAACGGTATAAATCCGATGCTCTTCATCCGGCTCCGGGACAGGATCGTCGGTCGCAGGATAGATAGCAACGCCGTCATCGGTATACACCCGGTAGCCGGGATACTGATCCGCACGCCGTTTGGCATTGGAAAGGATGCGGTATGCACCGACCTGAGATTTGGCATTCTCCCAGGTTTCCCGGACACGGTACACACCATCGGTCAGGATCTCCGGATACTCCTGGGGCTTGACCTCCGGTGCCGGTTCAGAGGGTGCTTCCTCAACCTCAGTTCCCAGCTTGGCATTGACCTTTGCGGCAATATCGCTGTGGCGGTCATACAGATACTTACCGGGGCATTCCTTATTGGCAAACCACCGATGGACGGTCATGTTCTGCTTGTCCACCTGACCGATGAGACTCTTATCCGCTTTCCACAGCAGCTGACGGATACCGTTGCGCTTACAAATATCAGCGCACAGATCAATGAGGGCATTGTAGGCGGCATCGGTAACGGCATAGGGATGACTGGTGTCGGAGGCAACTTCGATGGTAATCGCCCGGTGGTCATTTTCCCGGTTGGAGGAACACCAGGAGCGGTCTTTCTCCTCGCAGTACATACCAATCCGGCCATCATAGCCGACACCATAGTTGGAGGATGCCTGCCGCTCCGTGGTGGCAAAAACCGCACCCAGGGATTCTACCGAGCATTGACCCACCACGCAATGAATGGTGATGGTGTCAATGGCATGATTTCTGCCTTGGGTGCGGTTGGGGGAGATCCGGGTGAAACTTACGAGGGGGCTGTTAGAGAAAGCCATTATTCGTCCTCCCGGTCATGCAGCTGTGCCAGTACATTCTTCATCTGCTCGGGGATGGGCAGACCCAAATGGGCGCAGTTTTCCAGCATGGATACACCTTCATTGGACAGATAAAAGAAAATGACAGCCGTTCTCAAAACGCTGCCTTCACCCAGAATATTCACGTCCAGAATGTTCGCCATACCGACCATACAGAAAATCAGTACCTTCCGACAGATGCCGCGGAAACCAACAGAGCTGGACAGCTTGTGGTCGTTGGCGGCGCACATGACTCCGGTGATGTAGTCGATGATCACGAAGACCAACAGCGTGTACAGGAAGCCGTCGAAGCCACCAAGAAAGTAGCCGATGAAGCCACCCAGGGCAGAGAATGCTACCTGGATTGTGTTCCAAACAGTTTTCATATACAATTCCTCCTAAAATAAATTTGACGGTTTAATCGTTTTTGTGTATAATAAAAATATACATTTTTTGCAAAGGAAGTGGATCTTTGATGGATGAACCCTCACTCTTAAGGTGGGGATTGCGTTGATTTTGATTTAGTGTTTCTCTGGCAAAACTGAGGAAAACCTTAAGAGTTGCCTGACCTTATGTTTTTCCTGAATTGTGCCACATTCGTGTGCAATATTGCTTTTGATCCCGTATTTCTCATATTCCTCGCAATCCCCCTTGATCAGTCATTATATTTCAAGGAGGATTAACAAATGAATCACAGCGAACTTAGCATTCTCGATCTGATTATCGTCGGAGCCTACCTACTTGGTATGGTTCTCATCGGTGTTTACTCGGTCAGAAAAATCAAGAACACCGGTGACTACTTTGTTGCCGGACATTCCTTCGGTCCCCTGGTACTGATGGCAACGGTCTGTGCTACCATCATTGGCGGCAGCGGACTGATGGGACGTGCCGGTGTGGCATACTCCAGTGGATTCAAGGCCATTATGACAGCGATCCCTTATCTTCTGGGTATGTTCCTGTTTTCTGCCATCTCGGGAAGAATCTCCAAGGTAGGTATGAAATACAACATCACCTCGATCCCTGAGCTTTTTGATCAGAGATTTGGAAGAACATCCAAAATTGTTCTGGCAGGATTTATTGCGTTTACCATGATGGGCACGGTTGCCTCTCAGGTTACAGCTGCCGCAACAATCATCAATATGCTGGGTGGCGAGGTTGGTCTTACATACGAAATGGGTGCCATTATTGCTACCGTTGTTTTCATGGTCTACACCGCAACTTCCGGTTTGTTTGGCGTTGTGTATACCGATGTGTTGCAGTTTTATATGCTGCTGTTGTTTGTCTACATTCTGATCCCGGTATCCTCTTTGCTTCATGTGGGCGGTTTTGCAAACTTTACTGCGAATCTGGATCCTGCCCTGGTAAAGCCCTATATGGACGGCAGCATTTTGGGTGACATTGTAACATATCTGGTCTTTACCATGGCCGGTGCAGAAATGTGGCAAAGAGCCTTTGCCGCGAAAGACGCAAAGGCAGCAAAGAAGGGTATGTTCCTGGGCACCTCCGTATACGGTGTGACAATTTTCTTGGTTTTCTTCATGGGCATCATTGCGCACCAGATCGTGGGCGATGATATTCTGGCACAGTACGGCTCCACGGATGCTACTGTCCCCGCTCTGGCCATTAAGGTTCTACCTGTGGGTCTGACCGGTCTGGCTCTGGCAGGAATGCTCTCCGTGATCATGTCCACCGCTGACAGCTATCTGCTGGTTTCTGTTCAGAGCATCGTGCGAGATATCATGCACACCTTCAATCCCCGGATGAGTGACAAACGGGAGATCCTCTGGTCCCGTGTTTTCTCCATTGTCCTTCCTATCGGTGCGCTGATTATTGCTCTGTATATCAAGAATGCTTATAACATTCTGATGTTTGCCTGGAGCTTCTATTCTGCGGCCTGCGGTATTCCTGCCTTTGCTGCTCTGTATTGGAAAAAGGCTACCAAGCAGGGTATCCTCGCTGCAATGATCAGTGGCTTTGTGGTCTGCGTGGGTTGGAAGTTGATTGGACAGCCTTTTGGCTTAGGTGCAGCGGTTCCTGGAACTATCGCCTGCGCAATCGCAATGATTTTTGTCAGTCTGGCAACCTATAAGAAATCTCCTGCTCAATATCTGACAGTCGAGTAATACTATCTCAAAAGGGTACGAAGCTACAGTTAGTTTCGTACCCTTTTTAATAGCATAAGACTCAAATACTAATGTGCATATTCTGGCCTGTTTAACTGTATAAATCCCAACTGCTCCCGTTGTCTACATAGGGTGCGTACAAATCCCAACTGGAGCCGTTGTCGATGTAAATCTGGTAACCCTCATAAGCAGATCCGCTATCAATGTAGACCAGACCTTTGGAACCCCAGGTGGCATAGAGGGTTACATTGCCGCTCGGGGTGTAGCTTCCGGTGACACCGGAGGCTGCTGTACTGCTTGTGGCCCATCCCAGGAAGTCGTAGCCGCTCCGGGTAGGCGTAGGCAAGGTCACCGCCGCCGTGGTTGTAGACGAGGTATAAATTGCGTACAGATACAGCGAGGCGTTGGTAGAATAAGTCTGACCGGAAGTATAGGACGTTCCGGTGCCGCTGGAGTTGGTATTCCATTTGCTGAAGGTGTATCTGGTTGTCCGGGCTGCCGTCAGTGATGTGGTACTGCAAGTACCGCCATTGGCATTCAGTGTTACTGTGTACGATCCCGCCGAGGCATTGGCCTTGGTGGGTTTCGTGCTACTGATGGTCGTGGACGTACCATAGGTCTTGTAGTGGGTGTTTGGTGCGCCACTGCCGCCGTTGGCATTGTATTGAATGGAATAGGTTGTGGTGGCATAGGTGACAGATGCGTAACCGTTCCATGCGTTGTTTATACCAAAAATATGACTGGTACTCTTGGTATACAAAAACAGATAATACGAAGTATTCTTGCTGAAGGACCCGGAAAAAGTCATGGTCACTTCTGTGGGAGAAGTGGAATTTGTGGAGATGCCGGTTTTGCTTACTTCGCTGCCGATGGCATTGGTACGGAAGGTACTCGCTGTATCGCTTGATCCACTATCCGTATAGGTGGTACGAAGGCTGCCGTATAACGCGCCAGTTGTCGTGCCGCGGCTGTAGACTTCAAAAGAAATGGACAGAGCGGAAATGCTTCCAATTTTGGCATCATTGGGTGTGGTGACCTGGATAATCACACCATACTTGTTGTTGCCGCTTGGGTCTGAAATAGAAGCATTGATACCGGTGCTGCCACCATCGGCTGCCCAGGAGCCACTTGTCGGATACCAGATTTTATTGGCTCTGGCTCTCCAGCCAATTACGCTTGCACTTGTAGACGGCATAGATTACACCTTCTTGAAAAAAATTCTGCCCTTTGTACCTGCGGTCGGCAGAGCCGTTCCGTACTGGTTGGCACTCAAGACCGTGTAGCCCGCTGCAAACAGATTGGCAAGGCCGGTAGCACCATTGCTGGAACCGGTACCGCCCTTGGCGATGGTCACGGCGGCATCCGCGATCTTTGCCGTGGTAACCGCCCCGGAGCCGATCTTTGCGGCTGTAACATTGCCGTCTGCAATCTTTACCGTGGTTACCGCACCGCCGCCGATCTTTGCGGCGACTACAGCACTATCCGCAATTTTGCCGGAGGTCACATTTGCATCCGCAATCTTCGCTGTGGTGACAGCAGAATCAGCCAGCTTTTCTGTCAGCACAGCTCCGGTGCCAATCTTGCCGGAGGTTACCGCGTTGCTTCCGATTTTGCCGGAGGTTACCGCAGCGTTTGCCAGGTGGGTGCTTGTGATCAGCGGGATATACACTTCGGAGGAAGCTGCGGTGGAAACAATGGATGCGATGCCCGCCGCACCCAGAGTCATGGTGCAGAATACGAACTCATACTCTGTGCCGGTACCATTGATATCCTCTTGGGTCAGCGTGGAGAAAGCCGCCTCGGAGGATGCGTACTGCACCACAAAGTCAGCCTGCTCAAAGGTGTCAGCGGTTGCCACCTGGGTAAAGTCCAACTGAAGTACCAACCGGGCATAACCGCTTGTGTTGCCATCCACCGTGACCGTAGTGTTGGAAGTCAGTTTCATCTGACGTCCTGCGGCAATGAAATAGCCTGGGGCGATGGTCAGTGATGTGCCACTAAAGGAAACCGAGCAACCGCTCATAATGCCGTCTGTTACCAGGCATTGGAACAGGCGACCATGATCCTTGGCTGTGACGGTCTGGTTGTCAAAGTTAATGCCATGAATATTACTCACAGCTTGCCTCCTTTCAGGCGTTCGGTCAGCGTGGTGGCCAGCTCGCCGCTTTTGTAATGGAATCTGTTATCGGCAGAGGAAATACCAATGTAGGAGATATAGGAGGTCATGAGTCCTCCATCCAGGCGGATGCGGGTATTGTCATACAAATCAAAGGCCCTAGTACTGCGCCATTCAATCTTATGACTGTTGGAGTTCTGTGAAAAAATATCGCTGACCCGTTCGGTCATATCGGCCTCTTCTTCCAGAGCCACCACCTGCCATTGGCCTTCTGCTCTCCGGAGAGGAACTGCCGTGGAGATGTTGTTGTTTTCATCCAGGTAGTAATCCACACCTACCCCAAACTGGTAAGCGGTTACCTTCGCCACGGAGGATCTGCTGTAGGACCGGGATACCAACTGTGATTGCCCATCGTCGAACACAATGTTGTGGGAAGGACGATCCCTACGGAAGATGGATACCATTAAAAAATCTCCGGACACAGAAAACTGAACCTGGACATCCCGGAGTCGGTTTACTTTCCGCATATATGTTTTGAGGCTGTACAAGCCATCGGTCACCGTGGGGCCGAGGAACTCTGTCACATCGGTATTGGAAACCAGAATGTACGGCATGGCATAAGCATCATCGGGAACGAATTTGTAGTGAGTTTCCAACTGTTCTGCCAGCCAACTGCCAATGGAAGTGTCAGGCTCCACATAAGGGAGCAGTCGGTCGAAGGCCATGCGGACATCCACTACGGAAACCACCGTCTGCTGTTCCTCCGGGCTGACCTGGTCGATAAGCCAGATATGGCCGTTCATAATGAGGAAGTCACCCTCATTGCCCCGGCTGACAGAGGTACCGCAAAGGGTTATGGTGCCGACATCATCTTCAATGGAGGCAAGAGGGACTTCCCAAGAGACTGCCTCTGCCGCAGCAACAGTTTTGAAATTCTTTCTGCTTTTTACGAAGGCAATCATAATCACACACTCCGATAGTAGTAATAGACCCGGATGGAAGCACTGCCCTCGATGGCCTCGTCTGCCGACAGGAATAAGGTGCAGTTTTCTTCAATAGGAATCCGGGGAAAAGGTTCATAGGCAAGATCCAGATACTGTACAGCATCCGTAACCTTGCCGGCGGAATTGGTAATGGTCACATAGGACTGACCATATTTCGTAGAGATTTCCAGGGTATCGCCGGACTCTGTAGTCACATTCAGCGCGCAGGTACCGTAGACTTTGCCGGAATCCACGCCCTGGAGGATCAGCTTCGGATTGATGATATGACCTGTGTATGTGAACACAAAAGCCGCAGGGATATGACCGGCAGTGCTGATGTCTGCTGCCATACTGCCCGCGTTGGAGGAACTGTAGGACAGATCTGCTGTGTACCGGAAGGGATACCGCAGAACACTTCCTGTTTCAGAGGACATAGCCATCCGGGAAGGTGCCGCCCGATACCAGGGGGTAGTGCAGGCCAGGGAAATCGGCACAGACAGCCACCGGGTATCGGTCAGTTCCGTTTTGGTCAGATAGTTAAGCATGATCCCACGATAAAATTCTGTGGTGCCATAAGGCTTGTACACCAGAAAGAGTTCCTGTCCGCTGCACCAATCCACAAAGTTTCTGTAGTCCTCGTAGGCATTGGCTCCGATGAATACCAGGTCACCTGCAATGGTGCTTTGGGGTTCAGACTCACCGCTGACTGCCCGGAAGAAACCTTTATGCAGGTCTGCAAAGGTGGGCGACAGAGAAAGGCCCAGACCTGTGGGATTGGAAAGAAAAATGCCAGACTCACCATTCAAGGCTTGTCTGACACCCAGGCCATTTTCGATATAGAACTTTCTCATAGTGCCGCCCCCAATCTTGCGTTAAACTTCACGAACAGGTAGTCGATGGTCGCCTCATCCAAAGTCTGCGGATAGATATTGATAACCGTCTGTGCCGCGGTCGCCGGTGCGATACCAGCTGCTCCTACGCTGCCATTCACATTGATGTCGGAAGGCAGACTTGTGGAAAGATCTGCTGCCAGGCCATGCATCACATCATTGATGTCTCCTGCCATGGCTTCGGCTGCCTTGACCGCATCATCACCATTGTCCTCAATGGAGCCAGAGAGCCCCTTCACCAGCATTTCGCCCACCCATGCCATTTCACGAGAAGGCGATTTGATGCCGAAGAAATTACAAATTCCGTCCCAGATAGAACTGATCCAGGCGGATACCTTGTTCCAGAGCCAGGAAGCCAGAGATTGGATACCGGACCATAGACCACGAACTAAATTTTGACCAACATTGCTCATCTGAACGACACCCTCTCCGAGTGCCGATACCAAGCCAGAAATGATGACCGGGCACGCCTTCAGAATTTCGACCAAAATCGAGGGTAATTTTGAAATCAAGGATACCAGTAATTTAAATCCAGCCGTCATGATCTCACCGCTACTGCCGACCAGGGTCGAGGCCAGGCTGCCTACGATCTGGGGTACCGCTGTGAGAATTGTAGAGGTAATCAGTGGCAAATTCTGAATCAAAGAAATCAGCAAAGCTACACCGGAATCGACAATCTGGGGTATGGACGCTAAAATCGATGAGGTCAAATTTTGAATTATGACCGGGATGGCCAGCAGAATTGTACTGACGATTACGTCCAGATTCGAGGTCAGTGATGTCAATAATTGAACACCTGTTTGGATAACCAGAGGGATGCAGTTCAATATTGATGTGACCAAAGAATCGAGGATGACCGGGGTTGATTCGAGGAGTACCGGGATGGCTGCGAGGAGACCTTCGGCCAAAGCGACAATTAGCTGCAACGATGCCCCTACCATCAAATCAAGGCTACTGAGGAGACCTTCTGTCACCATAACAACTGCCGAAACCGCTGACGGAATCAGCTCCGGCAGAGCCGCGTTTAGACCGGAGATCAAGCCCAAAATTAGGCTTCCCGCGGCTTCGGTGAGTAGTGGCAGGCACATAACCAGCGAATCTGCCACGGTTAAAACGGCCTGTACCGCTACAGGGGTCAAACTGGGCAGCAGGGATAAAAGCGATGACAAGACCTGAGAAAAAAGCGTGCTGGTCGTTTCGAGGAGCGACGGTAGCAATCCACTTATGGCTGAGAGAATGCCTTCTGCGGCAACTGGAAGCACAGAAATGACGTTTTCGATGATCGGAACGACATTTTTCACGACCACATCAAAGGCATCCACCACGTTCCGGGTCAGATTCACCATGTCGGCATTGGCGTTGCCGAGACCAGCGGTAAAGGAACCAACAGCCGCCTGGAGCAAACCAATGGAACCGGTAATACTCTCGGTGGCTTCTCTTTCAAAGTTGCCTGCGTACTGCTGGGTGTTTTCCAGGAACATCATCATGGCCATTTCGGCCTTTTCTGCCTGGGATGCCTTGTTCCAACAGAAGTCCAGACCCTTACCCAGGGCATAGGCTTCGATGTTGGTGGCATTCATGGCGACGCCAAGGTTGTCCATCATGGTGAAGTTTCCTTTGGCAGCACCGGCGACCGACTCCATGGCCATGGACATATCAATGCCCATAACGGATGCCATGTCCGCTGCTCTCTGCATAGCCTGGGTAGTCAGATCCAAGCTCTTCTGCTGAGAAAGACCGGAGCCCTGGAACAGAGCGCCCATCTTATTGGCGGTTGCCAGGTACTCGCTCTGGGACAGACCCAGGTTACGATAGGCTTCTTCACCGGTTCTCTGGATCTCCGCTGCATAGTCACCAAATACAGCAACAGAGCCGCCCAGGTTCTGCTCCAGCTCACCGAACTGCTGTACGACCTCTGTACCCAGTTTGATGGCGGTGGCACCGGCGGCAACCACCACAGTACCCATGGCAGCACCGACCGTTTTCAGGACATTGCCCAGTCCCTCAAACCTGGACTTTGATTTTTCTGCCGCCTCCGCAGAGTCTTCCAGTTCCTCACCCAGATCATCTGCTTCTTCAGCTGTTTTTGCCATCTCCCGTTCCATATCGTTCAGAGCGGCTTCCGCATTATTCAGCTGAATCTGCCATTGCTGTGTCCGGCGGTCATTCTCCCCGAAAGACTCCGTAGCATTTTGCAATGCTTTCTTCAGCATTTCAATCTTTTCCTTCTGCGCATCGATCTCCTTGGACAAAACCTTATGTTTTGCCGCAAGGGCCTCGGCAGAAGAATCATTTTTATCAAACTGGGAGGAAACCAGCTTCATTTCGCTGCCCAGCACCTTGAAGGACTGGTTGATGTCAGCAAGAGCCTTTTTGAACTCTTTTTCACCTTCCAGACCGATTTTCAGACCAAAGGTATCTGCCATGCAGCCACCTCCTTCTTAGATGCCGGGTGGGATGATCTCGTCTATAAAGACCTCCCGTTTGGGCTTTGCGATACCGTTATACTGCTTGTGGCACTCCCAGAGGTCCAGGAGCAAACCAAACGGCATCAGCCATACCTCATCCCACGACAGGTGAAGTTGGCTGATGCCGTAATAAAGAAGTCGAGTAAATAACTCTCCGTCACTTACTCGACTGCCGCGTTTTTTGTGTCTGCCTCACTTTCGATGTTCCGGCGAGTACCCTTCAGAAGGCATTCCGTGATGGCATTTTTGAAATCGCCCAACTCCACCGGGGTGGTCAGCAGTTCCACCATCTCCTCCGTCAGCAGGAAGCGCCGGGAGTCGGGGTTGCGGAGGTTGTGGATCAGCAGACTCTGATTGGCAAGCAGGGTGATGAGCCACACGATCTCGGAGATCGCCAATTCAAAGTTCTCAGATTTCAGCAGCTTATCACCCAGGTTCTCCAGACCGCCGTACCGGGCAGCGATGTCCTTGGTGGCCTTGGTGGTCAGAATCAGCGCATATTCTTCGCCGCCAATGGTAATGACGGCACTACGTTCCATATCCATAATTCAGATCCTCCTTAATCGCTGACAGGAGCGGCTGCTCCATAGGTGGGTTCGTACACTTCGCTGTACCAGTTGGTGATAACGGTTGCGGTGACATTGGAATCACCCTCGGTGGCCTCCGCCTTCCAGGGATGCTTGCCGTTATCGTCGGGCTTATTCCGGCGCAGGATCGTACCTTCAATGGTAGGGGTGCTGAAGGTGATGCTGTCACCCTTGGTGGCAAGGGCCGTGCCGGGGATGCCGAACTTCACCTTGTACAGCCAGAAGTATTTATACTTTCCGTTGGCCTTCTTTGCCCGGAAGCCGATAGCCACGGGAGTGCCGCCGTCCTCGCTGCAATATACCACAACACCGTTGCTGTCGATGGTGGAGCCACTCAGCACGGAAGCCGCCGTAGCGCCGATATCATCTACACCCAGGGACAGGGTGCCGTTCTTGAATTCCTTGACTACCTCCGCAGCACCGTCATCTGCGTACAGGGTAGCCTCTGCCAGTTCTACGGACAAATCTGCACTAATGGCTTTTGCCAGCTGTACGGGATTGCCGTAGGTTTCATTGCCCTCGGTATCTTCCGTAATGGGTGCGTAGTACAGTTTGTCCAGACCAATTGTTGCCAT